CGAACATTTGCCTTCCACATTGACTTGACGAAATGTGAAAATAAGTACCAGACCGGAAATGGATATATTATGATTGATTATGTACCTACGAATGCTTTTATTGGATATCACAGTATCATAAGTCGGGAAGCTAGTGTTTCTGGCGACTCTGTTACAAAGAAGAACAAAACTGTTGTTTCTGAGATGGTTCAAAAAGAAGCATTTGCGGATATGACAGCCCAACAGCTTATTTTGCATAAGATTTTCGCCAACCAATATGTCATATCAACCAAAACTTTTAGTGTCACTGGTACTTTTGTTATTGATAACGTAATGGTGACGGTTAAGCATTTGTACGAACATCTTAGACAAGTTGAGAATATAACCATAACCAATACATATGGAGCTGAATTTACTGTACCCACTGCTGACTTGATAATTTCGTTTATAGAATATAGAAATGGTGATGAGAAAGATGCTATGTTAATACAATTTCCACGATATGTTCCTGCCCATACCAATATTTTGAAACATTTCCAGGAGATGCCAGAATTGGCTGAGCGAAGAGCGCAAGTGTGTGTGCCAACTCTGAGAAGAATTGGAGATCGATTGTATTCGCACATTTTGGGCAATACTGATTGCAAAATAGAAGATCGCACACTTGAATTTGAAGATGAGACTGTCCAAGCCCGAGACACGTTGGTTTATGCGCTCAACACGACGAAAGGTGACTGTGGTTCTCCCGTTATTGTGAATGACACTTCTTTCAGAAGGAAGATTGCTGGAATTCACATGGCAGGAGAAATTGGAGGTCGCACTGCGTTCGGTCAGAGTGTGACGCAAGATGATATCAAACGTGCAATGAAGAATTTCAAGGTTATAGATTTTGATGCTGATGAACTGCCAAATATTTGTAAGAGTAAGGTAGAACTACAGTTCAATGTTAATTATTCCCAAGATGATATTCTCAAAATGCTTGATATGCCTGCCGCCACTTTCAGTTTCCTAGGAGGCTGTAGCATGGTGAAACATGCTCCTGGCAAAACAGACATTCGCCCATCCCCAATCCACGGTTATGTAGAACCAATAACGAAACCTGCGAAACTTTATGATACCCATGTCAACATACTCCATAAGAATGTAGAAAAATGTGCTATTAATACGCCATACATTCCTAAGGCTGAAGTCGATCGTGCGGTTAATGAGGTTCAATCGCTGTTGTTATCTGGTGATACACGCAAATATCTCGCCCGGATTCTGACATATGAAGAAGCCGTAGCTGGTTCGTCAGATAGCCAGTACATTGTAGGCATTCATAGACAGAGTTCCGCGGGTTATCCACATGTGTTTAACACAAAACCAGGGTTTCCAGGAAAAACAACCTGGTTTGGAAAAGATGGTGATTACATCTTTGATGAAGGGATGAAGAAACTCGTTCTTGAACGCATCGAAAACGCCCGGAATTCTAAACGAACACCAACCGTATGGACCGACACTCTAAAGGATGAAAGACGACCGATTGCAAAAGTGGATCAAAATAAGACACGCGTGTTCGCACACGGACCTATTGATTATACTATTGTAGTGCGAATGTATTATGGAGGCTTTATTGCTCACATAATGGAAAACAAGATCACTAATGAACAATCTGTTGGAACAAATTGTTTTGGACCGGACTGGATGAGGACTGCAACCAAACTTTCGAAATATGGTAAACGTGTGTTTGCAGGAGATTTTTCGACCTTTGATGGCACACTCAATTCTTGTATTATGGAACGGTTTGCAGATGTTGCGAACAAGTTCTATAACGACGGAGAAGAGAATGCCACAATAAGGAAAGTCCTGCTTTTGGAAGTTTTCAACTCTGTACATCTTTGTGGTAATAAATTTATTCAATTGACCCACAGCCAACCCTCTGGAAATCCTTTGACGACGATACTCAATTCTTTCTATAACTCTGTTTCTATGCGAGTTGCATATTACAGATGTTTTGATGGAGTAGCGCCGCCTTTTATGGAAAATGTTTCCATGGTTAGTTATGGTGATGACAATGTTATCAATTTCACGAAGAATGTTGCTGATCAATTTAACCAAAACACCGTTACCAAAGCTTTCGCCAGTTTTGGGATGATTTACACGGATGAAAGTAAATCGACTGGAGCAATAGCACCCTGGCGTACTATTGGAGAAGTAGACTATCTTAAAAGAAGATTCAGGATGGTCGAAGGAACTTGTCGGGCTCCACTCGCCTTGTCAACAATTTTGGAATCTTGCAACTGGGTTCGCAAAAGCAGCGATGACGTAGATGCGTGTAAACAAATCTGCGAAATGGCGTGCCGCGAACTAGCACAATATCCAAATAATGTTTTTGTAGAGAACGTCAACTTAATAGTTGATGCTTTCTACCAAGCCACGAATGAATATCCCCTGATAAAGACGCAAGCCGATTATCTGGCGGATCAATCCCCACAGTTCTGAGACTTCAATGTCTATAACTTGCAACTGAAATGTTGTTAATCTACTGAACCGAGAGCGGCATCTCTCAACAAAAACTACCATTGTAGTTCATTCTACCAACACAATTCTCTTATGAGAACTGCGTGCACCCTGGTTAGGGGTTCATTCTTCGGAGTGTAATAATACTAACTAAATTAGCTTTTCTTTTCTTGGAAGAATCTATTATATTAATAGAGACTTCGCCTATCCCCTTCTGGGATAGGAACAGAATAGGTCTTCTCGACCAAACCATAATCAAATTTTTAAGCAATTTGCACGTGGGGCGGGTTTATCGACAGGACCGCTCCTACGGCCTTTTAGAACGAAGGTAATTCTGTC